CGAAAGACAACCAACAAAACATTTAGCATGCAGCATGATGAGTTATTTAGGTTGGCTTATGCATTCGGATTCTTACATTTTGTATAAGAAGTATTTTAAAAATATAAAACTTATGAAGGAGTTTATCAGACATGGAAATTAGAAAAATTAAACAAGAATCAACGCAAGTACCAGATGATACAGCTATCAGACATCTAAGTGGTACAATTTATGAACTCATCGGTAACGAGAACGTCACGCCAAAACAAAAAATCATGGACGGCGAAGAAGTGACAGTGTATGAGTCTGAATTGACACACATCACAACGTCAATTACAAGACGTGACGAGATGATTTCCGCACTTATTAGATTGAGATACACCCAAGACACTGAATTTGCACTCGTCAACAAAGGCATTCTAAATGCACAAGACCCAGAATACTTAGCTTATAGATCATACGTGGACTTATGCAAAGAGCAATCCAATACGTATTACGGCAATTAGCTAGAATATGGAGTTGGACAAAACCATATCTTACATGGAAGATGTTTCCAATCGTTTTAAGCATATGGGTTTTAACTAATGGTATATGGTATGTATTGGCCTTCATGAACATTGGGTGGATTTCATGGGCTGCAAGGGCTTATTTAGCATTCCTATATATGCCATTCACTCCAGAGAAAATCATCATTGTTATATTTGCGCCAATTATTTATAGATTCATATACAGAGAAGACTTTAAAAAGGAGAATAAAAATGACACAATCGAAAGCAAGAGCTAAGGTTCACGATGTCTTAATTAAGACAGGCCCTGGCATAGAAGATTTCGGATACATTCCTTTAGGTCAAGTTAAAGTTAACGGAGTACCGCTCGCAGAACTCATCGATCAAACCAAAGCTGACGCTAGTAAGAGATTGGATGTATTAGAAAAAGAATCATCAGAACTAAAAAAAGAAAATCAAAGACTCGAAGATGAAGTCAGAAAAACACTCGATGAAAACAAATCATTGCGTGAAAGATTAGACAAGTTAGAAACCGTCTTCGAAAAAAATATAAGGGAGTGGCTTACAAGATGAAAAAATTAATCAGCGGACTATTCAATGTATTTATTTACGCAAACTTAATATTCGCACTAGCTAGTGCAACATATGCCGCGCTTCCTGCAGAATATCAAGTGTTACAAGGATTAGATATTCACTTTATCTTAATCGGTGGTGGGACTACAACACTTCTGGGAAGCGCTGGGCTCTATTTTAAACACTTAATGGCTAAACATGACATAGAAGTCAAGGACACCACAAACACCGCTCTAGAGAAGTTTCTAACGCTAACTAGAGAATATGCACGACTTAGCAAAGAAAACCAAGACATTAAGTCGTTGGTTCAAATGTTGATAACGAAGCAAGATCAAACCAATAAACTGCTAGAGACAGATTTGTCCGCCAAACTATCGAACCCTTTAATTGACGAAACTGTTAAGGCTCTGATAGAAGGTGTGTTGAATGAAAAGTAAAATCCTAAGAATACTAACCCTATCGCTACCGCTTCCAATTTATTTATTCTTGAATGCTGTTCTATTTAGTGTCACGCCAGATGTGACGATCAACGCAAAGATAGAAGACATCCAAGTTATTAACTACATTGAAGAAGACACGTACTTTATCTACTCTAACGAAACAACAACGTTTGAAGGCGGATACACTGTATTATTTAATGGCATGATTGGAGCAGTGATTGAATCTGGAGATATCATACGCGTTGGGTACACATATTATGACTATACCGAAAACAAAGAAGGTGTCATGGAACTTGTCAATCTTAAACTCATTGAGAAACAACAAAGTTATAAAATTCCTGTGGCGTTCTTTATATCCGCCTTAGGCGTTCTGATCGTCGCATTAGTTGTTATGGGTAAAATGGATATCATGAAGACATACCCTAGAATATCAGCTTTAATTGCGCTATCTACAGGGACACTTGTTTTATATATCATTGATACGATTGTGTCTAATCTGTTAGGGGTATTTATTGTTGCTACTGTGTCATGGGCTATTTATTGTATTGAATACACGTTCGCGCACGGGAAGATAACTAAAACAGAAAAAGAAAAGAAGACAAACGATTTAACAGCTCTTCTAAAGGCGGCACTCAATGAATAAATTATTAGACAACGTATACAAGTACTCAGTATGGATTGTTACTTCACTTGCAATTATCGGCTACTTTGCATACAAGACACTTACGTTTGACGGTTCGATTGAATCTGTTTTAAATTCATGGGATACATGGACAAACCTTGCATTTATTATCTTCTTGAATATTACGGTTCAATCTGGAGCAATTGATTCCGGTATATCGAATGGTCTGTCAAGTGAAGAATTCGAACTTGCGGATAAATTAAATAACAAGATCATCGGAAGCGTGAACAATGAAATGGATGATTTTAGAGTATTCATTAAGAAGTTGAACAAAGCAGAACTTCTAAGAATGCAAGAAGACTTCCTATTTGCTGTCGGAGATAAGAAGGTCGAAGATCTATCCGATAAAGAATTAAAGAAGTTTAAGAAGTTGAAACCGATACAGCATAACGTGTATGGTTTTAATCTCCCTCTGTTCTATGAATTGACAAGAGACGGTAAAATCAACTACAGGGCGTCATTTAATAGAAACAAAGGTAGAGCTAAAGCTAGGATCATGAAAATCGTTTCTGGTGTCATGTTTGGTGGTTTAACCATTAATATGGCATTCAACACGACAGGTCTAGGAGAAGCTTTAGTGAGTGTACTTATTATTGGTATAGGACTCATGTTAACATTTGTGATGTCGTTTGTGCCCTACACATTTAAATTAAGGTTTGATTTACCTAAAAAGGTTATCTTAAAAAAGACTCTATATGATTCTTACATTGATTACAAAACGGGAAGTCATAAACTCGTTAAGGTTAACCAAGAAGTCAAATTAAAAGATGAAGTTATCGAAGTAGTAAAACCAGAAGAAACTAAACCAGAACAAGCGTCTAAAGAATAGGCGCTTTTTTATTGTAAAAATATAAAAATAAAATGCAACCAAAAGTGTTGACAATATGCAACCGATAATATATAATAAGGCTACAAACGAAAAAGGAGAAACGACAAATGAGAGTTTATAAGGACGATTTAGGAACTGTAGTATTTAGTGATGACATGTACACAACAACATACTTTGGGGATGATTGCTGGTTAGATCCGCAAGACGACAGCAAGACATGTCATGAAGAAGTAGACCCAAACGATTGGGATGTGTTCATGAGTTGGTGTAAACAAGAAGGCAAAGACCCAAGAAACGCAAGCAGCGTTAGAGAATATATGGTGTTGGTGGACAAATGACATATAAAATATTAGACCCTAACAATGGCGCATTGAAAGATACCGTAGAAGTTAAAGACCTACAGACGTGTAACCAAGTGTTCATGTACAAATTATTAGGCTGGAAGGTGGTGGGAATGAATGATCAAGGCCAAAATGAAAGAACAAGGAATCACAGTAGTTCAAGCAGCAAAACATCTCGGCATACACAGAAACTCGCTGCATAGAAAATTAGTCGGTTCACGAAAGTGGGCATATAAGGAAATTGGGAAAATGGCGCGCATGTTAGGAATGACGCGTTCAGCATTCGTACAAGAAATGAGAAAGGACATTGAAACGTATGAGAATAGTCAAGAATAAACTTACAACCGAAGAGTGGAATATCTATACATTCTTAAAAGAAAATTGTTTAGGCGAGCAAAACGCAATACACATGAAGGACCTCGCAGTTAGAGCTAATATGTCAGAACGAAAAGTTAGACAATCAATTAGCAATATCACAGTTTATAAACCAGGGTACACAATTATTGCAGCAAACAACAAAGGATATTATATCCCAACAGAAGAAGAACGTAAAAATGCGAATGGCATGCTTAAGAGTAGAGTCAAAGGTGCAATTGAACGCATGATAGCTAACGATCCAGAACAAGTCAATTGGTTGTATGGATATATCACAGACATTAAACACCGTTACGATAACCCACCGCAAAATCAAATGAAGTTACCGCTTAATGGAAAAGCGGAAGATGTCAACTACACAGCTGACAAATACAAAAGACAAGTCTAAGAAAGGATAAAAATAGACATGGAAAACGCAGTTATTAAAAATGATTTAACCGTACAAGTTGTACAAAAAGAAGGAAGTATTCAATTCAACAATTATGAAGAGTTGAAAAGTGAAGTAAAGGCAACCCTTGAATCATACAAAGGTTTGCATCTAACAGATGATAACAAGAGTGAGATCAAATCGAAGAAAGCAGAACTCAACAAAGTATCAAAGAATTTAAATGATGAACGCATTCGTATTAAATCAGACTTCATCAAACCGCTTGAACTGTTCGAAAGCCAAGTCAAAGAAATCACGACATTGATTAAAGACGCTGTAGAAACTTTAGACACGCAAGTTAAGCAGCAAGAAAACCAAGAAAAGAAAGAAAAAGAAGATAGACTACGCAAACACTTCGATGAATTCAAAGCATTGCACGAAAATATCGATTTTGTAGCGTTTGAAGACGTTAACCTTAATATTACCCTATCTGCAAGCGAAAACAAGCTTAAAGACGAAATTAAAGCGTTTGTTGATAAAGTTCTATTAGACATAGAAGAAATCAACTCTGATGTCAACCAAACGAGATTACTCGCTAAGTATCGTTTGAGTAAGGATCTACAAAAAAGCCGCATTGAGTTGAACAGAGAGTTACAACAAGAACAAATTGCAGCTCAACCTAAACCAGAACCAATTATTCAACCAACAATCAAACCCGTTGAAAAGGTTATTGAAGTAGAAGAAGACATCACGGTAGAATTCACAGTCACAGCTACAAGAACTCAACTTGTCAAATTGAGAGAATACATGAAAGTAGAAGGTATTAAATATGAATAAAGATGATATCAAAAAATTAAATGCAGAAGCATTAGAAGAACAAATCGCGCCTGTTAAATATGAAATTGACGGACATGAAATTAAGTTGTCGCCAACAATCGTTAAAAGGTTTATCACAGGCGGCCAAGAAATAACAGAGAGCGAATACAAGTTGTTTGTTGAATTGTGTATTGCTCGTAAATTGAATCCATTCTTAAAAGAAGTTCATCTGATCAAGTACAGTGACACAAGCACTGCACAAATTGTTGTCGGTAAAGACGCTATTGTAAAACGTGCTGTCACACATAAGAGTTTTAATGGGAGACAACAAGGTGTCATTGTGAAGACAGAAGACGGAAAGATTGAATATCGTAATGGTGCATTAGTCATCGAAGGCGAAACATTAGTTGGCGGTTGGGCTAGAGTATACCGCAAGGGTTGGGATTATCCTGTTGAAACAGCCGTATCACTTAAAGAAGCTATACAAACTAAGGGAGACGGGAAACCTAACACAAATTGGGCAAATAGACCTGCTACAATGGTTGAAAAAGTCGCATTAGTTAGAGCGTTAAGAGAAGCATTTGTAGAAGATGTAGGCGGATTGATTGACGAAGACGAAGCGTGGCAAAACATGAACAACAAGCCAACCGGTAGCGTCGTAGAAACAACCGTTCAAGTAGACCCAACAACAGGCGAAGTAGAAGTTCAACCGGTACAAAAAAAGAAAAAATCACTAGATGACATCTAATATCCACATATTAGGCAGTTCGAGTAAAGGCAACGCCATAGTTTATTTTGACGAAATCATGGTAGACTGTGGCGTTAACTACCAAACGTTAAAACCGGTTGAAGATAATATCCGTTTGGTATTGCTAACGCATAGGCATGGCGATCACTTTAAAACCACTACGATGAAATCATTAGCCAAGAACAGACCTAGCTTGTTATGGGGAGTTCCAGAACATCTAGAAGACATGTTTGTAAAACTCGATATCCCTAACTATGTTGTATTTAGGGAAAGCAAAGCGTATTCATTTGGAGATTACATCATCAGTCCTTTCAAACTGTATCACGACGTTCCTAACGTTGGGTGGAGAATTATCCACAAACCAAAAGACTACAAAGTATTTCATGCGACCGACACGTTTACACTAGACGGTATTCAAGCTAAGGGATATGATCTATACGCTATTGAATTCAATCATGACGCGGATAGAATCATGGATGATATTATTTCCAAGCTATCAAACGGCGAATATGCGTACGAAGTCAAATCAATGGAGAATCATTTAACATTCCAAAAGGCACAAGCATTCTTTGATGAAAACAAAAAAGGGTCTAGTGAACTAGTGAAGCTTCACATAAGCAGCAGGTACATAGAAGAAGGTATCCTATCATGAAAATTGTTTCGAATAAAATATCCAGGGAAGGTAGATCAATCATTATTGATACCGACTTATCTGAATACCACATTCAAAAACTAATGCAAGAAATTGAACGTGTGGAAATGTACGAAGTCACAATCAAGCAACATAAAGAATCAAGGAGCGTCAAACAAAACAAATTACTCTGGGCAATTATTGAAAAAGTATCAGATGAAGTGAACGGTTCACATCGAGAAGACGACATCTGGAACGTATATAAAGAATTACTTAGACGTGCAAATGTTAAGTACGAAATTGTAGCAGCTGAAAAGAAGGCAAAACATATCCTTGATGAACACTTTAGATACGTCGAAGAACTTCCAAATAGTTTGACAACACAAAAAGGAAGAACGCTCATTGCTTATAAATGTTACATCGGTTCTAGCAAGTTTAACACAAAGGAAATGAACGAACTTATCGAAGCTGTAAAAGATTACGCTGCGGAGTATGGAATCGTTGATCACGAGATTCAAATGTTAGAAGAAGCATATCAATGAAAAGAACAGAAGCAACTAAGATTACCCTTAAGGTAAGAGAAGAAGTTATGCGGAGAGATCGCCATAGATGTATTGTCTGCGGCGCTTCACATGGCCTGCAATGCGCTCACATATTTTATAATCGTTCACACGGCGGTTTAGGTGTTAAAGAAAATCTTGCTATGCTATGCGTTGATTGCCATATGAAGTTAGACAACGGACTAAAAAAACATAGTGAACCGATAGCACTGATCACAAAATCATACTTAAGGAGTAAATATCCAAATTTAGATGAATCAACACTAAAATTCAGAAAGGACTCATCATGGTAGAAATATATAAGAACATCGACACAATGGTGGTATTCGAAAAGAAAAACGATATGTACAAAATAAAGGTTAGAGCAGATATTCATTTAAACCACACAAATACATATCAGTTTACAGAAGAAGAAGTAAACACCATTTTAAGAGCATTTAAACTCTTAGACGATAAGAAGTTCATAAATGAGCCACAAACGGCGGAAGGGATACAAAATGAATAGATCAATACTAGTTGGGAGACTTACAAAAACTCCAGAATTAAAATCAACTCAAAGTGGGATATCAGTCGCAGCATTTACTGTAGCGGTAAATAGACCGTTTTCGAATGAGTCTGGCGAACGAGAAGCAGACTTCATACAATGTGTTGTTTGGAGAAAGCAAGCTGAAAACTTAGTCAAATACTGTGATAAAGGTTCACTTGTTGGAATTGAAGGTAGGATACAAACAAGAAGTTACGAAGATGATAAGGGCAATTCAAAGTATGTAACGGAAGTTGTATGCGATCAGATAACGTTCTTGGACACAAAGAAGAAAGAAGAAGACAACAGCGGTTATCAACCTGATCCAGAATTTCAAGAAGATAAAGTCCCAAACACCCAAGAAGAAGATTTACCATTCTAAATTGATAAGCGGCATTTTAAGTAGTGCCGCTTTTTTTATAAAAGATAACAAAAGTATTGCAAATGATATTTAAAGTGTGTATAATGAAATCAAGAAAGGGGGTAATGTTATGAATGACAAGCCCGTATATACAGTAGAAGAGTTTGCACAAATCATGGGAGTTAAGCCGCTAACAGTCAGACGTTGGATTAAAAATGGTGAAATTCAAGTTATCAGATTGGGACGAACAGTCCGTATTAGTAAAGACGAATTAAAAAGGAAGGAGAAGTAACGATGACAGGTCAAACAAAAAAATACTTCTGGTTAAAACTTGATCGAAACTTCTTCAAACGTCACGACATTCAAATTGTAGAAAGTATGCCTAATGGGAAAGATTATGTGTTATTCTATCTAAAACTTCTTGTTGAAAGTATAGATCACGAAGGTATGCTAAGGTTCAACGAAATGATTCCATACAACGACTCAATGCTTGCGACAATCACTAACACAAATATTGACATTGTGAGAAGCGCTATAAAGGTGTTTCAAGAACTCAAACTTATGGAGTTATTCGACGATAAGACATTGTACCTAAAAGAAACTCAAAAAATGTTAGGAGAATCATCATCAACACAACGAGTTAAAGCATTTAGAGAGAGACAAAAGCAAGCACAATTAATACATAGAAACGTTACTGAAACGTTACATGAAACGGAGATAGAGAAAGAGATAGATATAGAGATAGAGAAAGAAAAAGATATAAAGAGTAAAAAAGAGCCTGTTTTCTATTTCGAAAATCTAGAACTTAATAAAACATTTATCGATTTCATGAAGATGAGAAAATCTCTTAAAAACGGTGCAATGACAGAACGAGCTATTAAGATGATGATCAACAAACTTAATGGGTATGACATTGATGTTGCTATCCAGATGTTAGAACAAAGCATTCTCAATAATTGGAAAGACGTTTACGATTTAAAAGTTGAGCATAAAAAACTATCAAAAACGCAACAGAAAGATAAACGCACAGATGATATGTTAACTCGCGCTATGAAAGAAGGTGCATTCGATGAATAAAGCTGCATTTAATAAAGGTATGGTCATGCTAACTGTTTATTATAACAATTTCGAATTTAATATCCTTCCGGACACTGAAACTGAAAAGTTGAAATATCAAGTATGGCAAAATGCATTATCAAGCATACCAGAAGACATCTTCGAAAAAGTGATCACAAAGTATTGTATCAGTAACGTGTTTGCGCCGAATAGCCCAACAGCTATACTTGCGTATTATGAGCAACAATTATTAGAACAAGAACCGAGCGCCCAAGAAGAGTGGGAAGAAGTATTAAAAGGGATTCGAAAACATGGTTTAAGGTATAATTCAGACCGCTTCTATCAATCATTAAAACCATTCACAGCAGAGTGTGCAAGAAAGATTGAGTCACGACTAGCTGAACTATCAGAAAGCAATAGAGAGTTTGTTATGAGAGATTTTATCGGCCTATACAACGGGTCGGTTAAAATTAAAGTAAAAAACCAACTCATGTTGCAAAACGATAAATTAAAGTTGATTGAATGACACTACTTGATCAGATGATAGAAGAAGCAAAAAAGGCATATGAAGAAGCTAAGGTAAAATACACAGACCTTGTTAAACTAAGAAGGGAGATTCAAAATGGAGTATGTTATCCAGATAAACGAGATGACGTTCCTAAAGAACAGTAAGTTTGATACGGAAAACATCGAAGAAGCTAGAACATTTGGAAGTGAATCGAAAGCGCAAAAATATTTGAATCATCATTGCGAAGGAACGGCTAGCGTCGTACCTAAATCAAAAATAAAAGAACAATCTAAAAAGGGAGAATAAAAACATGGAAGATCAAAGTAAAGTATTAGTAAATTTAGACGAGTATAAAGAATTCGTCATTAGCCAATATGAAAACGGCAAGTTGAAGAAGACACTCATAGAAGATATCAAAGAATTAAAACAAAGTAAAAATGAACTTGAAGGTCGAATTTTGATATTAAACGAGAAATTAAAAAACAACAAAGAAATCGTTTTAGGTTTAACATTCAAACGTAACAAAATGGGTAGTGACACCAGAAGTGAACAAATTGAACTAAGTGGCCAATGGGCAGGATTTGAAAAAGAAGCTCAAAAACGTTTATTTGAACTTGGGTACACAGAAAAAGAGCTCATCGACTACATCAACGAACAATGGGACATCAGAGAATGTCCACAAGAAATGGTATCTGATGATGAGTCCTGAAAAAGTAATTGTAATATCAATTCGACCTGAACACGCATTAAACATCTTAAACGGCAGTAAGACATTAGAACTACGTAAAAGCGTTCCTAAGGGCTATGTAGGTTGGGTGTATGGGTATGTGACTAAAGGTAAACCGTTATTAGTTAGAATGTTTGGAAGATATACACTATCAGATAGAAGAATTGAAGATTTAGGCGATTTTACATTAAGTGGAAAAATAGTAGCAAGATTCTGGTTTGATGAATATAAAACACTTGAATATCGCAAAAAGAACAAAGTCTTAATGTGGGATAACAATTATTACTATTACACAGAAGAAGATAATACATATCGCAATGTTCAATGGATTCTAGATGAACTTCGTCTTGAACATCAACAAGTGTTAGACTACGGCAAAGAAAAAGACCTATATGCATGGCACATAAAGAAACTTGAGATATTCGATAAGCCTATGCAGTTGGGTGGGTTTAAAAAAGAAGAATATGCAGTCATGCCTAACGGAGTGTTTCCTTGTTACCAACCATTAACACATGGCCCTCAATCATGGCAATATGCTTATATATTAGGTGCAAAACAATGACAAAAGACCAAAGACACCAATACAAAAGCATGAAGAAAAGAATTATCAGAAGGATCAAAAATCACAGATATGTTGAACTTCAAAAGCTTAAACAATTCAAAAAAAATCTAAAAAAGGAGATTAACAATGCCATTTGATATCGATTTAAACGACATGGAATCAGTAGAAGATCCAGGTAAGGTTATACTTGATCCAGATTATATGACGTTAGAAGAAGCGCAAAACATCATCTTGCTGACTATTCACGAAGATAATGACGAAGCGCAGATAGCGTATGAAGTTATTGATAACGCTTTAAGGGAACTTGTCGCAGTAAAAAAAGCGTTAGGAAATGAATTGAAACACATCTTGAATCATTACGAGAAGGTAAACCATGAATCTAAATGACAAATTAAAGGCACAAGGTTTTGGGATCATTGATGTGTTTGGGGTTGGTGTTATTCTAGTCAAGGATAAAAAACGTCTAGAATACAGCAAAGCTCGTGGGATTGAAAAAATGGAAGGCACGTGGACGGGAGAAGAATTGAAACTAGTCGATGAACTAGACAATAAGAAAGGGGATGTCTGGAGTGAGTAAAGACGTTAGAAAGCTTCTTGAAGAAGCACAAAAGAAAATCAATCAAGCATTAACTGAATTATCAAAAGAAACAAATGTAGTAGTAGAACCTAAAAAGGCTGGAGAAGAAGAGTATGGTATCATAGGAGAACCTGCGAACATCAAACGTATTCTAAACTCAATCGGCATGGAAGTAACAAAGAATGAGTTAGCAGCTGCAAGCGTCACATACACAAGCGACTTTGACAAAGCTAAACCATTCCAATTTAAAGAAATAAAAGACCAAAAAGGGAATGTATTCATCCAAGTTCCTAAAGCTTACATTAAACAAGAAAATGGCAGCGTGTCTGTTTCGACTAAACAATTAGACGGATACAAGCTTCCGAAAGCGTTTATTGATGAAAACGGAAAAGAATTAGATTGCTTCTACATTTCTAAATATGCGGCTACAAATGACGAAGGAATTGTCACATCCAAGAAAGGACTAAAACACTACGTCAATAGAACAATCGATCAATTCAGAGATTTAGCAAGACATGAAGGATACAGACTTTTAAATGCGTATCGATATGGATACCTTGTTGAGTTATTCAAGATTGAATTTGCAACAGTAGATTCTAAAGCGGTTTTAAAAGGCGTGGTTGATCGTTCTTGGGATGAAGGACAAGTTCCAAGTGGGACATGCAAGCTAGAAGGCATTCAAACAGGATATGACATATCGACAGGTGCGTTTGTATATCGTGGGATAGAAAACCTATTTGGTAACGTATGGCAATTTCTAGACGGTATCTATGCAGATGATCAAGGAGTTCATATTTCACACAACAACAAAGATTATGATCTATTTGTTACATCTGGGAAGAATAAAGATAAATTCATATCGGGCTGGGTATCATCAATGGCAACAAATGAAAACCACCCAGGGTTAAGTTTACCCGTAGGATTGAAAGATAGTGAAAAAGACAGCTATAAGTCTTACTCATGGATTGAATATCATAAAAACAAGCGAGTATGCTTCGTCGGCGGTAATTGGAATGGCAGTTCTGATGCTGGTCTGTTCTTTTGGGGTCTGAACGGCGATCTCGGTAATACGTACTTCAGTGTTGGTGCTCGGCTTTCTGCCGATACCCTTAAAGGGGGTGTGGGGGTGTAACCCACAGGTATGAAAGGACATAATAAAACAACCGAAATCATCGTTGGATATCTTGAACAACAAAGAAAACAAGATAAACAGCTCGATGAAGCAATGAATAAAGCGGATGAGAATAAAAAAACATCCGAAGATATGTGGGGATACATACAAAACAAAGCTAAAGAGACACTTGGCGGCCAAAATGGAGCAGTTGATAGCGAAACAGTATTTGGTTGGGCTCTGCACTACATGCTAGAATCAAACGAAGAGCTGGCTAAAGAAATGCCACAGCCGAAAGCTGTTGAAATGAAACAAGAAGTCAAACAAACACCTAAACCAGAACCAAAGAAAAAAGAGCCTAAGCCAAAGCAAGACACAGGCTATATCCAGATATCGTTATTTGATTAAATGTATTACGACGACTTTGGAATAGAAGTAAGAGAAGCATTTCAAGAATTTTACGAAGGCAAGCAAGGATTGTATAAGAGACATGAAAAAAAGTATATCAAAGAATACAAGTCAGAATATACATACCTTGCGAACACCTTTGTGCCACATGATCTGGATACATGGTTCAAAAATATAGGGAAAACATTTGACTACGAAAAGACGCTTTATGCTAAAATAGATTTATACGATATCCACACGTTGATTATCTCGTATTATTGGCTTTCATCAGAACCAAAAATACAAAGAAGAGTAATATTTGATATGTGTGACAACGGAGAAGGCCTAGAAGTGGTATTCAACGAAGAGTATGTTATCAAAAATATAGGGACATCTCCTTATGCGCTTCTAAGGTGTGACGGAATGTATCACATGGGCGGCTGGACGGATTATGACAAATTTTATAGTCACAAGCAGCGTAAGTTAGATACAAAATCATATCAAATATTAAGAAGTTTACCGTTTTTCAAATATTTGCCATTAGAGAAGTTAAAATTCATCAATCCATACCTACTTATGGACAACAGCAAAAACGAAGAACTAATCTATCAAATAGAAATACTCATCAAAATGGGTAAAACAGCCCTTGCGACTGACGTACATCTGGATAGACGTATCATAGAGCCTAAACACTTTAAACACTTTAAAACAGCAATTACAAAAGGTATCAGGTTAGATGAACTTAAATATAGAATCGCTGAATTAGAAAGAAAAGAACGTGAAGAGAAACAACGCATAGAAAGACGTCACATGTCGAGCGTATTTTCTCAAATGCCGAAGATGATGTACGATCTAGGGGATTATATCATCAGACATCCAAACGATATTAAAGAGCTTGAAACAGAAGGTAGAGTATTACACCACTGTGTATCGTCATATTTGCCTAGAATCGTTAACGGCGAATCAGAAGTGCTACTATTGCGCAAAAAAGAAAGCCCAGAAGATCCATTCTTCACAATAGAAGTACAAAAAGGTAAGTTAATTCAATGTAGAACAATGAAAAATCAAACAGACACAGAAATAGAAGGTTTAGTATCTAGTTGGGTGGACGAGACGAGAAAATCGTTGTTGACATCAATTGAAACAGCGTGATACAATGAAAGTACAAGATGACATCCCACATCTTGTGTCCTTTCTTAGATTTGTCAAAGAAAACAGGCATTTTATGTGTCTGTTTTTTATTATGTTGAAAAATAAAAAATAAAGTGATATAGTTAAATTAAACATAAACACATGACGACTATTGAGTCGGTACAAGTGAATGCGCCACTTATATGCGCAGAAAGGACACGAAATGAAAATAGAATCAGTAAAAAAAGAATTTGAAGATACAAAAGAGAAGTTATATCAAACAGTCAATGAGAAGCTAGGGGCTCTTGTAGTCACAAAGGAAGAAATCGAACGATACAAACAACTGCTCATTGAAAAGAAGCTTCCTTCTGATCGTATAGAGCTAGAACTAGAAAGATATCATATCTTAAAGAAGTTAGACTTTGTACTCAATGAAGATAACGTACATAAACAACTAGATACAGCAATATCATTTCTAGATCAAGCAATTAAGCATTTAACATTCAATTAACACAAATATAACATATACCACGTAAATAAGGGGGTGTAGATAGTGGCTACATCAAGAACACGAAGCAAAGACTTCTGGTTGTCCGCTGAAGGACTTACACTCATCTCTGGGTGGGCACGTGACGGGCTGAATAATACGCAGCTTGCACAAAGCATGGGCATAGGAGAATCAACCCTATACACATGGCAGTCTAAACATAAAGAGATTAAAGAGGCTATAAAGAAGAATAAAGAAATCATCGACTATGAAGTGGAAAACACAGCTCTTAAAATAGCGCTTGGCTACTCACAAGAGTTGGTCGATAAAAAGTATGATGTTGTCAATGGGAAGAAAAAACTAGTAGAAATCAAAACAAGAACGGTGTACTATGCGCCGAACGTCGCAATGCTTATCTTCTGGATGAAAAACAGAATGGGCGACAAGTGGAGAGAAAAATTAGAAGATAAAGATATGGACACAATCAAAGCTATCACAGGCGGATTTGAAGCCTTAGCCAAAATAGGACAAGGTAAATGATCAACACATTCAAAGACTTAATATTCACGGAAAAGTGGGTTGATTGCCTAAACGATGAATCACAGGTCATATTCCTAGAAGGGCCTTCACAGACAAGTAAGACAACGCTAGCTGGCATTAAGTTAGTGCGTGAAGCATACCTAAGCCCAAAAGGTCAAACACTATTCTTCTTATGCGGAGAGTCAAGCGGAACGTTATATCGTAACTTCGTGGACAAAGAAACAAGTATTACCAAGTTATTTAAAGGCGCTGTAAGACACATTGGCGGAAGTCAAAAAGGTGGAGAGCGCATAGAAATAGATGTAGCATATGGAGACTTTGTAGAAACTAAAAACGTCTACATGGTTGGTTATAAGACAATAGCCAGCGAAGACAAGATACTTGGTGGTAGCCCGTATCTGATGTTATTAGATGAAGCTAACAAAGCACATCCAAATTTTATTAAGCAAGCAATCACTCGTGTTGGTTCAGTAGGTATGAAGCTTATTGCAACGAGCAACGGAGATGATCCAGATTTAGAGTTATACAATTATTTGAACGCATGCAGACCACACGAGAAGTATAAAGAGGATGTCCCGTTAACAACAATGGAACAAATGAATGAGGTAGAACCTAAAAAGAGTTGGGCATATTGGTTCTTTGGTTTAGAAGATAGACCAGGGAAAACAGCCGAGTGGATCAAGCGAATGCACGCCACACATCCTAAAGGGTCATTCTACTACAATGCGTTTGTGTTGGGTATACGTGGAGCTACCGACGGCGTACTATATGGACACTTAATGAAGAAGAGTCACATTGTCGACGAGAAGCGCTTAAATTTCAGTTCAATAATTGAGCTGCAGTGCGGTGTTGACGTCGGTTCTGGTGGGTCTAAAGCAACACAAGAAAACGCTAAGACGATTTTTATCCTGACTGCGTTCAGTAAAGAGTACCAAAGGGCTGTTGTACTTGACGCTTATGAAAGCAAGGAAGTATCACACGCTAAAACACTTGACGAGCTTTACATGTTTCTTAGGGATTGGGTCATGATGTTTGGCCACCGATTCCGTTCTATCTGGATTGATAGTGCAGAACGTGCTCTGATTGAAACTGCTAGGGGTAAAGAAAGCCCAATATCAAAACTTGGGGTTACTGTCCAAAGCTCTATCAAGAACACTAAGACGGTCACAGCTAAGTCAAGAGTTGCACTTAAAGAACAATTAATTTACAATGATAGGTTACTATTTACAAATAGACCAGGGGCATTAGAAGCAAGAAGGCAACTTGCTAAGGTCAAGGGTCATATGGGCGAAACAATCGACGAGAATATGCTGCATAACGATTATAACGACGGCTTAGACTACTCACTCACGCCAAACATGACAAGATTACTAAGGAGAAGATAACATGGGTTATGGATTTAATCTAAAGAACGTGTCATTGCTGCACGACTTACAATCTAATGAAAGATATCAGTTTAACCTTTACAGGAATCGTGTATTCTTGACAGGCAACGCTGCAGTTGTACAAAAGTTCTATAAAGTTGACGCTCCTACCTTGATTGATGACTTCTGGGAAAGAAACCAGATTAGGCAGTCTTATTTATATCGAAGCAAGTCTGATGAAGCTTTAGTATTCTACGGAATTATCAAGATGATCAATGACGCTTACGTAAGATTGGTTTGTTCCAACGGATTCAACGTTAGCGTATCCAAAAAAGGTGCTAATACAGAAGACAAAGACAAAACGTCTATTCTGGAAAGCATACTAGACTTTAACAACTTCAAATCGAACAAATGGATGATTGGAGAGTCACTTCAAAGCGGATTAGGTCATTTTGCATACAAGACAGCAATTGATACCGAAATCAGCACCGACTATCCGATCATCGAAATAGTAGAACCAGAATACATCGAAGTGATCAAGAAGCGTGATTTCGTTGTAGGCTATATATTCAAGCAAAGAAAGACCGTAAACGACAGAGAATATGAAATCCACGAGATATGGGAAAAGGACGACAGTGTCGTTATTACCTATCAATTATGGGACGTTACCGATAAACCAACTCAATTGAAGTGGTATGAAGAACCTAAAATACTTGAAGCGTTCGGAATGTCTGAAACAGATGATGTTGTAACAGACTTTAACTCATTGAAAATCATTCCTGTATTGCTCAAAACAAACACAGGTTATAACAGCTGGTTCTTAACTTCAAGTTATGGAGAAGCTGACACACAAGGGTTAGACAAGCTAGAAGATACACTCACAGAGATTCTATCGAGCCTTGCAACTGAAATACGCAAAGCACGTGTAAGAGTTTTAATTGCAGAAGACCTAATTCCACACAATGAGAATGGTGCTCCTGTTGGAGAATATGAACGAGCTCTAAAGGATTATGAAATTATTCGTGGCGATCTAAACGACGCAAAGAACCTTATACAATACGTGCAAGGTAACATCAATGCTGAAAAGTACCTTGAAGTGTCAAAACAGTACATTGCAAACGCGATTAACAAAGCGAAGCTACACCCTATCACTGTTGGAATCACAGGATTAGAAAGCATTGTATCAAGTGCTGAAAGTCAAGTGGAACGTGAAAAAACATCTATCCGAACACGTGAATTAAAACTCAACGGTTGGAGAGAAGCGTTCGAGCACTACTTCAATGTCTTGCTTCAAGTTCACGATTCAATGCATGGCAAAGAAATAGGCGAATACGACATTACAATAGACTTTGGAGAATATGTCAATCCAAGCCCAGAGAATGTTATTACAACAATTGCAGCTGCAATACAAGGACAAGTTATGGATATTAGAACAGCGCTTAAGGAATATTACGGCGATGATAAATCAGATGATGAAATCGAAGCTATAGCACTCAATATCAAAGTTGAGAATAACAAAGCACTAACACCACAAGAAAGAACAAGTGTTGGATTAACACCACAAGCGCCAACACCACCTATTGAAACATGATCCTTTTAGAAGACTTAAACAGGGATTACCGGAGATATTATCCGAATCCAAAAGAAAAGTTATTCTTAGCTGATGTAGGTTGTCAATGGGTTATGTCATCAAACGTAAGTGCAGTTTGTAGATTCGCTGAATATCAGAATGACCTAGTGATTAGATTCGTAAATGGAAGCGTGTATCGTTACATGGGACTTGCTAACAAATACGATGAAATATTAGGTTATAATTCAAAAGGTCGTTGGGTATGGGATCATCTAAGGGGTAGAGTTAAGGGTCAGCATAAAGTTCCATATCAATATCTCGGAAAGATATCACTACCAAGCGATGAAGACGTACCAGATGAAGTGCTATTTGATAATATGTTTTACGAAGGTATAGCGTCTCTGGTATTGTTAGAACAAGTTAACATGATTTCAAACATGATAAATGTTTTGAGATAAAGAAGCCGAAACGAGCGTTATCGTTATCAGTCGACAGACTATAAAATGGAAGGAGATTTAAAAATGGATGAAAAGCTACAAGAACTCTTAGGTCAAGAAGAGGTACAAAAACTGATCAATGACAAGGCAGCTGAATTAAGTGCCGAACATGTTAAGAAAGCACAAACAGAAGTCAAACGTTCATTGAGCGAAAAACTTAAAGTCAATCTATTTGATGATAAAGAAGTAGAAACGTTTCTAACATCAAAGGTTGATAAAAAAGAAGTAGAAACTGTTAAGAGTGACTACGAAGCTAAACTAGCAGCAGCAACTGCAGCGCTAGAAGAAGCTAAGAAGAACACACCAAACGTCGAAGAGTATGAGTTAAAGGTAAAAGAAGCTTCAACAAAACTAGAAGATGTGTCAATCGAAAATGCACTTCTTAAGAACAACGTCGAACCAAATGACACACTTAAGAAACTTGTCATGCTTAAAAAGCAAGAGAATGCAGAAGTAGATGTAAACGACATCATCAAAGGTGTTGTTAAAGATTTCGGTATTACCCAGACAAAAAGAGTCGGCATGCACATCGACACTTCGAACATGGTTAAAACAGGTCATGAACAAGCTATGGAAGAAATCCTAAAGCGAAAAACACACAAATAAAAAGGAGAAATAACACATGTCATTTATTGATGTAGATTTAGTCAAATACGGTAGTGAAACCGTTGACACGGCGTTTACGCCACTTTTAGAGCCCAACCTATGGGCAGCAAAGATTTTCCAAGACGGCATTACGTTCACTTCAAAATATGAAGTAACAGAAGCTGGTCAAATTGCGGTACGTAAATTAGGTAATCCAGCAAGTGCGAATACATCACAGTCATTAGACTTTACACACACTTCAACTGCTGATAGCTTAATTCCTATCAACTTTGACGTTCATATTCGCAGATCAGAAAAGATTTATGAATTAGTAGAACAAGCTAGAGTGTCTGGTAAAGGTGCTCAAAAAATGGATATGGTCGTTGAATCGGCAGGCGAAGAATTCCAAGAAACAGCGATTCAAAAGTTAGCTGAACAAGCTACTGCTGGGTCTGTTACAACTGTCATCGACGGTTCAACTTATACCATTAAGAAAGCAATCATCGACGCACGTAAAGAATTAAGAGAAAATAAAGCACGCCCAGACGTTCTAATTTGCTCAACTGATTCATATGCGTTATTGCTTGAATTAAGTGGTAAAGAATATATTCCTAATGCTAATGAAGACGTTTTAAGAACCGGCGTTCTTGGACGTATTTATAACATGAACGTTTTCGAAAATGAATTCTTGGGAGACCTTGAAGATACAGGCGGCGCAGGTGTTGATGAATCAATCGATTTCGTAATGTATGACCATGACGCATACTCTGTATTATCAAGACTTATCGGCTTGCGTTTAATGCCAGCAATAGACTTTGTTGGATCATATGCACAATATCATTCAACACACGCATTCAAAGTTTCAAACGCTGACAGAGTCCTTAAGAAATTATCCGTAGTTTCTGGTACTTAATAGCCGATGAAAGTTCAAAAAGGTAGTGCAGTAACCAACATACTAGATAAGAACCTTCCTAAATATCTTGCGAACGGTTGGAAAGTAGTTGATGATGTTAGCCCATTTGTTAACTACACAGAAGACCAATTAAAAGATATAGTCAAAGCAAAAGGACTCATCGCTGAGACGAAAGAAGACGCTATCGAGATGTTGGAGATTATCACAACCAAAGAACAAGTCAGTAACGAAGGATTTACTGACGACCTAATCAAAGACATAGGGTAGGGGCTTAAACCCTTACCCTTCTTTACTAAAGGAGCATAACATGAATCCAAAAGACTTAGACAAAAATATCAGCGTATACGACTTTGATAATCATTTACCTGTACCAACCGTAGGGTACTTTAAAAAGACTACAGGAGAAGACATTATGCTTGAATTAGGGGTTGACGCACAGAAAGCTGCAGCAATCATGTTTAAGCACGCTAAGGACTGCATGAACATTCTACAAGCTAGCAAACTCATGCAAGATAGAAAAGTTGTTGAATATCTGATCGCAACAAATCAAGACTATCGCATGGACTTTGTAAACTATGTTTGTACCTATGTCGCAAGCACGCTCATCAACGGAGATGAAGCGATAACAGAATTAGGGCATACAAGCAATCCATTGGATAGACTTCCACAGTCTGCACAAAATGCTATTAAATCCACTAAAATAGGTATACAAAAATTCACAGATAGAATGCGATTTGAAGTAGAACAAATCTATCGAAAGGGGTATTAATCATGTATCCAGGAAATAAAGAGTTCCCGAAACGCGGCCAATGGCAAGAAGCTGTCGTGCCAGGGGATGTTGACGAAATAAACAGAGAAGAAGACGACGAACATTTTGTCGGTCTAGTACCTTTTAAATATCGTAACGTTACAAAGAAACGCGGATATACAGAAACTGAAAATATCGAAATTAAGAAGTATACCGAAATCATCGAAACAAGAGCAAAGATTCGCTTCAAGGAAGGCGACAAAATCATCACTCAAGAAGGTGCAGAGTTCGAAGTTCAAGAAGTCGAAAGTTACACCGAAGACAAGTACAAAGACGCTGTTAGAGTTTATCCTAATCTATCAAATCGATACAAGATCAGTAGGATTTATCTATCATGACGCAAGAAGAATTACTACGCGAAATAGAGATATTAAAACTTCAAGCTGTGGTTGTTTTCACAGCCAATGCGCCACATAGAACAGGTGTTTTAAAAAGGGCAATCAAAGTTGAACCGGCAACAGAAGGATACGGCTTTAGAATAGTCTTAGACATCTATTATGCAGTCTATACAGAAGAAGTATGGCTAAGTCCGAAATGGCGTGGAAGAAGAAATCCTAACGAAGCGTGGTTTAGAAAAGCATTCGAATATGTACTTAAATATATCGAATCAAGATTAGGCGTACAATTTGCAAAGGGGTAAAATAAATGGAATATCTATCTAATCAGACTATAGCAAAACTCATAGAAGATAAATTGAATGACTACAGCGACTTGCTTTTTTCTAATGAATTAATCACAGAGCAAATCCGTTTTAGAATCACGGATGACTTTCAAAAATACACGAATAAGACACTTTATGAAGGTTTGAAGTATGTACCGGCTGTATTGCAGCTAACTGCGCCTAGAATGCCAGAGTACGCATTTGCGGGTATGTTGGCAGAAGATTACGTTATCACTTTCTATGGTGTGATTAGACAACGTGATGATATTCAAAAAATATTGAACTACTACGTAAGAGTCGAAAACGACGAGAGAGTATTTACTCAAGACGGTTGGACGATTACAAAGACAGTTCAGAAACCGAGATTTATAGAACGCTTAGATCATAACGAAGGCAAGAAAGAAGATAGTTTCATCCTTCAACTTGTTTTAAATTGGTCATATGTGTTAGGTGGAGTCGTCGGCAGAGATTCTAATGTCAAAGTTGATAACGTCACTATGGATTACTATTCAATAGCATATCGCAACGATAAGAGTTTGTTGCCTAATATAACATTTGGCACACATTCAAACGATAAGCTCGTTTCAGAACAAGTCGTAGTTAATTTCCCTATTCAGTCAGGAAACGCTAAGAATGCAGAATTACTAGCGAGTATACTTAATAATTCATACAATAAAACACACACGATCCAATTTACAGTTGGCACTGTCGTTAAATCAATTACAGGTGTGCTAAGAAGTGGAACGCTAAGCTACAATAACGACAATCAAATTGTTGGATTTATTGTGACATTCCAAAAAGCATTGCCAAGAATACCTATTTACATCGACGATCAAACGGTATTAGTCGGTGCTTTTAGTGTTGATATGGAAAAAGGCATAGAGATTATTCCAGAAGTTGGTGCAGGAAGACTTTCTGTCAATGCAACGCCTGTTCGAATCGGACGATCAATATCTATGACTGTAATTTTGGACGGAAGCACTAAAGCAAATGAACTTGCAGAAGACATCGCTAACGATCAGCTTATGAAGAAGCAATACGTCATCAGACACTCTATCGGTGGTGTTGAAAGAACGTATAACGTCTTTATGCAGAAGGGACACTATAGATACACGGAAAATGCAGCCTTAACGCTTGAGTGTATTTTTGCTGGTGCTGCATAATGGCAGATGTAAGATACATTGCTGAATTAGTCATAACCGATAAAAAACTATCTCAATCGGAAAACAAAGCATTAAGCGAAATGATAGCCGAAGATAAACTTCAAGAAGAGCAAGGGTCTAATCCCGTGTTAAATCAAAAGCCAGAGAAGTCGACGAGTAAGAATCTATCATCAAGCATTCAAAAAGGCGCTTCTGTAGGACTTGCAGTAGCTACCCTAGCAACAACCTTGATTACAACGTCAATCACGACTAACGCCGAATTACGCGGGGATTTTCATAGCTCACAACAATTAAAAAATAACGTTGCAATTGGTCAAGAGATTGGCGGAGTTGGCGCGACATTAGCATTTGGTGCTGCATTTGGCGGGCCTGCGGGATTCGCGGTAGCTGCTACAGCTGTTGCAACGCAATACGCAATCAGAGCATTCAATGTTGCTATGGAAACGAAGCGCTATGTTGACCAAGTAGAAAAAGACAAATACAGATCAGCAATTGAACAACAACGTCTAATTAGGGATATAAGCGGGGTACGTAGATGAATATAACATTATGGATGAATGGTGCAAGATATGAACTAACACCGTATGTCAATCTCGACACAATAAACATATCACAAACAATAGACTCAACTTTAGATAGTGGGTCTTTTACCACGATTCCAATGACTAAAAATGCACTAGGTGTTACGATCGATCTATCAAGACCAATCATTAGACTATCCAGAGTTAGAATTGAAATAGATAACGATACGTTTGAATTCTTAGTTGAAGAACCTAAGGTAGATAAAACAGGATACGACACAATCGCAAACGATGAATTATATACGCACACGGTTAGGCTTATTAGTTTAACAGCGTTATTGCAACGTAGACCAATACCAGATATGGCTGTTACGCAAGGTCTGGGTACGCTCGGTCTTTTTGTGCGTTCGGCGTCTGAAATGAAAAGAGCGGACCAAGAAAACATCGTCGCAATATTACCAGGCAATTGGTATGATGACTTATATATTAACGATCAGTACAGAGACCCTGAATTCTTTACAACAGCTCTAAGGGTAACTGATACAGATGTTACAGTACCATTAACAGTAACGACGCAATCTACAGATACAGATGTAATTAACGGCATGATTATGGTCGAACCTGACAGGAATTATCAAGTAAACATGGCGCTAAGCATATGGAATATACAAAATAGAACGGCTTTAGGAAGAGTGTCAAGTCCAGAAGCTGATGTTCAAATATCTATTTATGTAGGTGGCATTTTAAAACAGACAGAAGTTATACATTTAGATCCTGCAACACTTAGATATTCTGGTTGGTGGATATTTTCTACAGCACAAGATATTATACCTAGCATATCCAACGTCAATCGCACGTATACAATTAGAGCAGAAGCAGCGAATCAACTTGTTCAAATTAAAGTTAAAACACTCGGAACAATAACATATGACGGGCCTGTTGGCGGTAGTGGTGGCCCATATACTGACGGAGACGTTGTATGGTTAAAGACTGCTAACTTAAGCATTAATACAAAAGATGAAACGCAACAAGTTGAAATATACTTAGACCAAGTCATCGATAAAGTCTTATCGGTTGGAAAAATTGGTAAAACTCCAGAATTTGTACAAGGTCAAAATACACGTGCTAGATTAAGACAAATTAAGTCTCCGGATTATATGTGGAAAGGGTACTACATGTGGGACGCTTTAAACGAGATAGCTGGATATGTCGGCGCGTTAGTAACCATGAACCAAAGGACAAATGTAAACGAATGGACACAGGCTGCCGCCAAAGATTACGCAGACGCATTAACTAGGGTAGAAGTAATAGCAAGCCCAGAGCGATTTATGGACTATTTGGATTGGTTCTATCAAAATTACCCACTAGGCACAGTAGCAAAGCGGTTTATTGCTGAATCATACGAATTTGTAGAAGGTAGCGTAGGAGAATGGAACGAAGGTAAAACTTATCAATGGCAATCTCAAACATCATTAAACGAACCATTCCATTATGATGTAACAAGCCTACAAGCATTGCCAACGCCGTTAACAAGTGGATTAAAAGGGCGTGTAACCGTTCGGACATGGATCAATGCTTCAAATCACATCGCAGACTTCGGATATATCAAACCACGTGTTCAAGATTTGCCACTAGCTGATGTCAGCGGTAAAAAAGCGATCATCACAGGATTTGATTTAATTGCTTCTGATTATTCAGAATGGCAAGCTGCGTATCGTATTCGTTGGGCTGAAAGAACAAGCCTAGCAGCACCTTATCAATATGAAATAACAAACGTCAACCAACTTCCAGAACCTACAAGCGTTGGTTGGAGAGCTAGACTCACAACATTAGCATGGGAAGTTAAAAACTATCACACGGCAGATTATGGATTTATATTTGCAAAATATGCTGATTTACCAGCGACGCAGCAAAATGGTAAAAAAGCAATTGTCACAGGATATGATTTGATCGAATCAAACTATTCAGAATGGATATCAACATTTCAAATGACGTGGGTATCAAAAAGTGCACTCGCTTCTCCATACACATATGATGTTCACAAATATAGTGACCTACCACAACCGCCTTCAACATTCAATTTGAAAGCCAGAGTGAGAGTGCCTAATTGGAACTATCTAGGATACAAATATCAAAACGAACCATTTGTTGCCGATCAAGGTTACATTCAAGCAACATTAGACATGATTCCTTTTAGTTCAGCAATAGGTAAAAAAGCAATCGTTACAGGATATAATTTGATACCTTCTGACTATTCAGAATATCAAGCGTCATCATCAAAGCTTAATTTGACAACACCAGAGTTTCCTAATGTTTCGGATGTTTGGTACGCAATGCAAAACCAAGCAGAACAATACTTCAATGACTTAGGTCAAGCATGGGGCTTTAACACAATTATTAGAACCGATGACGGTTTCGGGAATTTATACTTCAAGTTATCTCCGGTTACAGGGGATGAATTAAAAGCGTACTCGCTAGGTTCAGTAACAACAAGTTACTATCTATCTGAAAATATTTCAAGTGCTCCACGTATTACTGTAAATGTTCCAGAAATGCCGTCGATTCCAGATGTTTGGGACTCGTTACAATCGCAACAAATTCAAACGTTTGAAGATTTATCCCAAAATGCAGCTGCTGGATTGGTTATAAGAACGGATGACGGTTTAGGCAATTTATACTTTAAATTACAGTATGCCGAAAATGGTAACTTAAGATATTATGAATCGAATGTTAGTTTCAGATACTTCGAAACAGAAAGTTACTATATCGAAGTAAGAGTGACTGTAACAGTTGGAGAAGGCGGACATAACTCCGATGATGTATGGGCCGCATTACAAAGTCAAGAACCAACGATATTTAATAACTTGCGCCAAAATTGGGAGTATGGTCTGATTATTAGAACAGACGACGGGTTCGGGAATCTATATTGGAAACCAGCACTTGTGTATGATACGAATTTCTTGTATCGCACATCAGATGTTCAAAGAAGCTACTATCAATCAATAGAGATATTAGCCGGTAATAGAGTGACAGTAACCGTTCCGGAACTTCCGAATGGCTTAGATGTCATGGAAGCGTTAAAAAATCAATACCCGCAATATTATGCGGATTTAGAAGACTTCTACCTATCTGGTGGAATGGTTAGATCAGATGACGGTCTAGGAAACGCATATTGGAAACTATCAGAAATTGGCGAAATGTATGCTAAAGTTGTTGAATCAATAAGTGCCAAACCAACAGTAGAATTCAAATTCTTTGATGATATGGAATCACAAGTTCCATATGACGCTCCTAATGAAAAGAGCCACGCTGCGATAGCTTACTTTGAAGACTATGTAAACGCGATTGAAATAAACGCTGAAAACATCATAGGAGACGAAAATGCAATCAAGGTAGAACCTTATTATAACGGTTGGGCAACACTTAGAGCAATTGAAGACGGATTGGCACAAATCACAACACAAAATCTAGGTTATCACACGTCATTAAATATTGATAAGCCTAGAAAGATACTTGTTAAAGGTATTCCTGTGACTACAGCTAATCACACATTCAACGCAAGCACTGTATGGGATATCACAGAACGCGTGTTAGAAAAGACATATTGGGATACGCTAACGAATGAATCAGCCTATACGTTCATTGGACGGTCATCGTTCAACAAAAATAATACACTGTATTATGTTAAAGGCCAAAACAAGATATTTAATATGTCGTTCACGGGTACGTTTGAACCGCAACTTATTGGCCAACCACAAGTCATCAGAGCTTTATATGAAGCGGTATACGCTGTAGCAACTCTACAAACACAAGAGAATGTAACATCAACTGATCCAGGTACTACTACAGCTGATGAAAACGTGTTGATCTATATTGAATACAAACAGTATTCACAGTCAAGAATGACGATATATAAAGAAGATCAAACAGGATTCCAAACAGAAGCAGTTAAGTTCTACAATGAAACAGCACGTGTTAACGAGGCTAAGGCGCTTGGAAACTATGCGCAAAACATTGTCAATCGCATGGGTGGTACAAACGTATCTAAAACAGGCATAACAGCAACAATCGGAGAGATACCGAAAATTGGACAACCTAATACAAAAGGTCAAATACTCGTTGTTCGAAATATCCAACCTAGAAATGATCATGTGCTTTACAGTTTAAACTATGTTCAAGATTACGCAATTATATCAAGTTATGTCGACATATCAAGCAGATTAAGACAGTACGAAATACCGCTTGATGAAATGGTGTTAAGAATTGACAAGTATAGAGAAATGATGATATTCACTGATTGGAATCAATATTCTGATGAGACGTCATATCAAAATGTTAGTCTATTCTTAAATGTTTTAAAGAACCTAAAGACACCGGGAAGTCCAACGTATGCAAGAATCGAATATGAACATTCAGACGGAAGCATTAAGCGCGTAGACGTAAACGTAGACGTTATTGCAATGGGCAAGACGTTATCAATTAACGTACGAATGAAAGACAATTTCTCCGCCGGAATTAGAAAGTATACAACTGTAGTTGGCGGGGTAACTCAAAAATGGCAAGAAGATGTTCAGTATGCAGATGTTTACGGTAGAGCTAGCCAAATCAAAGTCGACCTCTATGTCAAAGGAAATACAACATCAGTTAGCCGAATGAACAGTTATCCGCTATCATCTTTCGGATTAGGCAACACAATGATTTCTAGCTTAGCGTATGAACTGAATAAAGACGCTAGAGAAATAACCGCTTTAGCACAAGAAATGACGTTCCTAACGGAATCAAATAGCGTGGTTATATATTCTGGGTTTGCTAGATTTAATCCATTAGCGCTTCCGGAAACTGCGACGTATAACATCAAATCAGCCGTGTTAAATTATCGACCTGGGAAGAACTCGACAATCGTTGATCTAAACAAGATAATCGCTGACACAGTGGGTGTAAATATCGTAGGTAATAGAATCGATATTACAACGACACAAACCGGTCAAGGCGTTGTATGGTATGAAGAAAACACGCTAGAACTTATTATGGTTGTTTTCATGACAGGAACTTCTAAATCCATATACTACAAGATAAGAAGGTAGAAACATGAAAAAATTAACACTTTTAACCGTTTTCATGATATTATTATTAATAATAAGTGCATGCGGATATAAACAACCAGAAGGGTATGTCAAGTTATATTTTCACAATAACGGTACAGATTGGATCGCCTACGTCAAAGAAGACGGTCCAATCATAGACCGCTACGATTATAAAGGGGATATGGTGCACGTCTATTACATCTATGATGATGTAAATAACCTATTCGCTAAAGCTGCAGATGAAGAAATACAAGTATACATACTAGAAGGTAACCTATGGTATGTCAAAGCAACAGATATTAAATATATCAAGATAGGAGATAAAACATGAAAAAAAACGCACTACAATTCATTATTGACTCTTCCGGTAATTATCTCGATTACTCTGGATCGGTCAGAGCGTTATCAAATTATGTCGGCATGGTTCAAATTATCACGCCGCTTCCACTCGATGACGCAGTAGGTGTCAATTTCCTAGTATACGATAGCAAGATTCAAAATCTATCACAATACGTGATACCTACCGCTTACAAAGGAAAAGACGTTATACCAGAAACAGATGTGTTATATCAAACGGTTTATGATTGGAATGTCTTTGAAGTAGAAATATTCGAAAAAGCATTAGCTTACATTTCAAAACATCATCAAGGACGAATTGGTGCAAGCTTCACATTCGAAGAAATTGTACCTTCTGCCAGAGCTGTGACGTATAAAGGTACATTTGGTTCAGAAGTAGCGTTACCGACAAGTGGTATGTCTACCGGAGACTATTACGTTTGTGAAGATTATAATTTCAACGTACAAGGATTTATATTCGGTAAAGGACAAATTATCTATTGGAACGGTACAAAGTGGATTAAAGACCGTATGGTTATGGTTTTAACAACATCTACAATTGATATTCCTGTAGATCCTACGTTGTCTGTTGAATACGAACTCACGTTAGAGGAAATCAACTATCTTGCTTCGATTGGTGCAGACGTAGCATTGCTTGGACAAAGGATGAACGTCGTTGAATCAGACATCCAAAATATCGCCACAGGGGACTTTGTTTTAAAAAAGAT